CCTTGCGCTGCTCGGACAGTCGGGCATAATGCTCGAGGAGGGTATCCGGGTCGGTGGCGTTCGCCGCGGCGTCTGCGGCCTGACGGAGCAGGGCGGCGCTTGTGATCAGGTCGACGTGCTCGGGGCGGTAAGCGTTCGTCCCCGCGTCGGTGACAATCAGCGAGACCGTGCCGGCTTCGACCGGCGACTTCATCTCGCGCAGCTTCTGGCTGACGGTCAGTTCGTCGGCAGGGATGCCGTCAACGCCCAGGGAGAGCACGGCCCCCACGATGTCCTGATGCGTAGGGTCGAAGAAGTCGGAGGCCTTGAGGTCGGGCGGGAAGGGGAGAGCATCACGCAGGAGTACGCCGATGAGATGGCGTTCCGCGGCGACGTTGTTCGGCGGGATCATGAGAAGAGAGGAGGGGAGGGATGGGGGCGTGGAGGCCCTGCGTCAAATGTTTTAACGACAGACCCGGTCGAGGTCGGACTTGCGGTAGTAGGGGACGCTCCGCGGGTTGCGGAGGATGCGGACAGGTAGGGCCATGCCGTCGATGCGGTATTGCACGCCGCGGACGGTGCGCCGGTGCTTGTGCGCATACTCGGAGAGGGTGACCCATCCCTTGGGGGCCTTGAACTTGTCCAGGGCTTCAGCTGCGGCCTTGGCGGCGGGCCAAGACTTGAACCTGGGCGACAGGCGATAGATGAAGCGACCTCGGCGGATGGTCTTCTGTTCGGCGTAGCCTGCCTTGACGATTCGGGCGAGCGGCAGGGCGACACCGGCCCGGGTCGTATAGCCTAGGAGGCGGACGACCTCCGTGGTCTTGTGCCAGCCTTCGGGTGTGTCGTCGGCGTTGATCGCGGCGACGAGGGCGTGGGCATCGAAGCGCTTCATCGGGCCTTCGGGGTGAAGACTTTGAGGTCGGTTGTCCAGACCCAGCGGGAGCCGACGCGGTGGACGAGCCAGACCTTCCAGTCCTTGCCGTCGACCCAGCCGGCGGCGAAGCCTGAGCCCCATCGTGAGGTCGCGAGGCGGTGTGAAGCGTAGGCCATGGCGTCTTTCTGGCAGAGACAGCCAGCGGAGAAAGCGGCGCCGCCTTCGGCCTTAGTCAAGTTGACCTGGGCGAGCGTGTGGGTGTGGCCGTGGATCAGAGCGCCTCCGCGGTCGGCGTAGTGCTTGCCCTGCTCGGCGGTGGCGTTCAGGCCGTGGGCGTAGCCATGGATGAAGGCGACCTGACCTAGCCGGTAGACGCCCTTCTCGGCATGGTAAGGCAGGATGGTCTTGGCTCCGCAGCTCTTCGCGGCTGTCTTGATGCGGGCCTCGAGGTCGGCGCAGTAGTCACGCACCAGGGCGGAGCCGGAGGTGTGCTGGAGGGCTTGGGCGCGGTGCTCGTGATTGCCCATCAGGTAGACGGTGGGCTTCGTGCGCTCGAGGAAGGCTTCGCCGGCCTCGATGTCGGAGATGAGGGACTCAGCGCCTTCGGCATCCTGCCCGGCTCCACGGCGCAGCGATCGGAAGTCAAAGCAGTCGCCGAGGTGCACGCGGACGGTCGGCTTGTAGTCCTTGATAAACTCGACCAAGGCCTCGACGGCGTTCTCGTCGGCCATGTCGCCATGGTTATCACCGAAGGCGACGAAGCGGGTAGGGGTGCTCATTGGTCGAGGTGTGGGATAGGTTTGCCGGCGTCATAGGCCGCGAGCATCTCGTCGCGGTTCTTGCGGGCGGTCTCGAGGTCTTTGCCCAGGTTGTGGACGATGTTCGTCTTCCGCCGGCGGATGCGCAGCCACCAGCAGTCGCCGAGCTTCTGGAGGTGGTGGTTAGGGTTGTCGGTCTTGATGTAGGCGGGCTGGTCTTTACGCCCGGTGCGGGTGTACTTGGGACAGGCGAGCAGGAAGGCGATGCGCTCGTCGGTCAGGCCTGAGCGTCTGGCCCAGGCTATGCGCTCGTCCATGCTCAGGTCGTCATTCATTACTAGAGCCTCCATGTCTTCGCGATATAGCGGCCCTCCATGAGGATCGTATTCCGCGAGTTGGGGGCGAACGTCAGCTCGAGGTCGAAGGCGTGCTTCTCGCGGATCTCGAGGATGCTGTCCATCTCCTCCTGGTTGGCGGGGCCGATGCCGGCGGTGGCGACGTAGACGGTGCGCACCTTCCAGCCGAGGTCGATGAGCACGTCCTGACAGACGGAGACCTCGTTAGCATACCGCAGATCACTGCATACGACCGTCTCGGGGGCTAGTTCACCGGGCGCCATCTGAATCGGGCAGAAGTTGGCGAGGTTCTTGGCGAAGATGTCGACGTCCAGGGATCGGGCGAGGCGTCCGCCGGCCACGAGAAAGTCCCGATGTAGGGCCTTGAAGCGATCGTCGTGGAAGTTTCCCTCTAGGTTTAGGGACATGAGGAAGTCATTCCCAGCGTCTTTTAAATAGTCTGCGAAGTTGGTCTTGCGAGACGGTCGGGTCGACCATTCGAGGATTCCCGAGGCGAGGGTGTCCTTCCCCGCCCTTGCGAAGCCGGAGATCAGGACAAGGGTCGGGGCGGACATGGTGGTCATGCGGCGGCTTGTGCCTTGCGCATGGCTTTTGCGATTCGGGAGGCGATGCGGGTCTGGCGGCCGGAGATGCCGAGCTTACGACGCACGCGGCGGAGGTTAAGGTCGGGCGCCTTGAGCAGCGCGTCGACCAGGGCCTCGCGGATCTTGGCGAGGTTGTTCATCAGTACGGGACGTCTTCGGGGTTGGGGAGGTCGTTGACGACAGGCTTCTGACTGCCCTTAGGGTAGGTCAGCTTGTACTTGTATTGAGTTTTGCCGTTGTACTCGCCGGACGGCTCGGCCTCGACGCCGATTAGGCACGTCCTGCCACAGGCCGGGGTGATGTATAAGAGGAACTCGGCGGGGGTCGCGTCGATGCGCAGCTCTTCGGTGAACTTGCCGGAGAACTTGCCGACGAGCATCGCGAGGGGCTTGCCCCACTTCGAGGAGAAGGACTTGCTCAGGCAGTTGCCCTGGTCGTCGAGGAAGAAGAGGCGGCAGGAGACGGTGCCGTCTTCCCACTGCCTGATCTTGTCGAAGGCGGGCTTGATGAGTTTGAGTTTATAGGTTCCTGCGGTCTCGATAGACTTCAGGGGCTTGCGGTCGTTGTTGGGTTCCATGTTAGGCGAAGTTAATGGGGGCGGCGGTGGTCGTGCTCTTGATGTCGATGACCTGAATCTCCTCGGTGTAGGCGGGCCAGACGCCGGAGGCCGTGCATTCCTTATACAGGGTCACGGCTTTCTCAAAGTCGGCGATGGCCCAGGACATGAGCTCAGGGCCGACCTCACAAATCGAACAGGCGAAGGGCGGCTCTTTCTCGATGAAGAGAAAGCGGAAGCCGAGAGGGCGGCGCCCGGTCGCGAGCTCGTAGACGAGGCGGTACCAATAGGCCTGGAGGTTGTAGCGGTAATTCCTGATCGCCTTGAGCATGCCCGCAGCTGACGCGTCGTCGGTGGTCTTGATGTCCCAGAGGTAGTCGCCGGCCACGCCGTCGATGGCGGCCTTGAGCGGGACGCCGTTATAGTCGACGTGATACATGACCTCGGTCGCGTCGAACTCCACGCCGAGGCGCTTGAGGGCGAAGCGGGCGGACGAGGCGACGAGATGCCCGAGGGCGGACTCCTCATAGTCGAGTATGGTCTTGCCGGCGTTGGCCGTGGCGAACTCAGCCCAAGCGGCCTTGCCTTCCTTAGTGCGGCGATCGCAGTCCGGGGCGGTCGCGTAGAGGTCGTTTAGGGTGTGCGGTTCGAGCACGGCCGAGTGAACGAAGGTTCCAAAACGCAGGGCCTTGGTCTCTTCCTGGGGCGTGTTGATGTAGGCCTGATAATGCGCCGGCGAGGTCAGGATGTGCTTGGCGGCGGACTGGTTGAACGCCGGGAAGGCGCGGTATTCTTTGCGGTCGTGGATTTGTGGCATGGTGGGAAAGGTTCAGAGGGCTTCGTCTTCGTCGTTCGGGTTGTGCTCTTCGACGTGGGCGGAAAGGAGGTTGCAGAGGTCGATGGCGTTGTCGGCGGCAAGGGCCACGCGGTCGAGCTGATTGCGGAGGACGCGCTCGTGGGCGATGACGGCCTTGATGCGGTCATAGATCGGCTTGATGTGATAGGCCTCCTCGATGTTCTCGACGTCAAGGCGCTCGAGTTCGGTGGCGGCC